AAAAGGCAGGCGCTCGCGGACTTCCGTCGGGACTGCAACGCCGCTGACCTCAACCTCAACAGCCTGCCGCAGCAGAAGAAGTGGCTGGCTGACCGTGGAGTCAAGGCCACCTCGTTCGACGAGAAGCACGTGGCCCGCTACCTCAAGGCGGTGAAGAGGAAGCTCGATGACAACCAGGCCGGGCAGATCCTGCTCACGGGCAGCCAGGCCAACAACTACTACGAGGTCGAGAGGATGCTCGAGACCAAGCAGGTCCTCGGTGGCTCGTCGCTCAAGAAGTTGGCGACGATCCTCGACACCGCGGTGCCCGTGCTCAATGGGCACCGGCTCAAGGACCAGTACCTGCACATCGGTGCTGGCCAGTCGTGGCGCACCACTGGTCGCTCGGTCCAGATGCAGAACCTCAAGCGTCTGGACCAGGAGAACATCGCCAACGTGGAGGAACTCCACGATCCCGATGTCGACTGGACCAACGATGAGATGGCAACCAACATCCGTCAGGGCTTCACGGCCACTGACAAGGATGGGTTCCTGATCGTCGGTGACCTCAAGTCCGTGGAGTCTCGCGGCTTGGCATGGGCAGCCGGTGAGACCTGGAAACTGGTGGCGTACCGGAACGGGCTGGACCTCTACGAGGTCAACGCCCGGAAGATGCTGAAGATGCCTGAGACCGAGAGGGTCACCAAGACCGAGAGGATGCGAGGCAAGGTCGGTGAGTTGTCGTGTGGCTACGGCGCCGGCGGCCAGGCGGTGAAGGACTTCGCCGCCAACATGGGCACCGAGCTCACGCTCGAGGAGGCCAACACACTGGTCCATGACTGGCGTGAGGCGTGCCCTGCAACGCTGGCGTTCTGGGCCAGGCTCGACGAGATGCTGCACTCCATCGTCGAGCGTCACCACGGACTCGGGTACGTGGAGATCTACCACCTGCCCGACAACCTGGTGCTCAGCATGGAGGAGATCAACACACCTCCGACGCTGCTCAAGCAACACCCTGCTTCGCGCTCCATCAAGATGGAGGTGAAGTTGGCGTCGGGCTACGTCGTCATGCGTCGGGTGTTCCACGGTTGCTATGTGCGCGGGCGTGACATCTGTTATTACAAGCCGTCCGACCTCAAGTCGGGTGACCTATGGAAGCAGAGCTACGTGCACCCGAAGACCAAGCAGGTCACCTTCCACAAGTTGTACGGAGGGAAGCTGGCGGGGATCTTCACGCAGTCGTTATGCCGAGAGTTGTTCTTCGAGGCGCTCGACAAGACACGCAGGTGGGCCAAGGACCACGGCAACGTGGCACTCGTCGGTCAGTTCCACGACGAGATCGTGTTGGACTGGATGCCTGCACCTGCGGCCATCGGCTTGCAAGACGCGAAGGCTGCGTTGGACAAGCACATGTCCAGTCCTGGCTGGGCCCCGAGCTTCCCGCTCGCGGCCGACATCAAGCACGACTACCGCTACACCAAGTAGCGGGACATACTGGGGCACCGGCCCTGGCCAGGGGGGATCTTGGTCAGGGTCGGTGCCTCACCACCAGGAGGAGAAGTGACGGACTTGCTGTGCTCGGGCGTAGACCCGGGCATCGTGCACACCGGCGTGGTCACCCTCGGCATAGCGCCTGGTGCTCACGCTCTGTACGTGAACCACGCTGCAATCGTGGGGCCTAACGCTAACGCGGTGGCCGGCGTCATCGACGCCGAGGAACACCGCATGAAGTGTGGCTCGACCACCTTCATCGAGGGCTACAAGCCGCGGCATCACATGTCTCACGACAAGGAGATGCTCGTCGCTGTCCAAGAGATGAGGACAGTGACCGGCGGCAAGGTCATCGACAACATGGGCATCAAGAAGATCGTGATGCCCAAGCTGCTCGAGGTGCTGGGTATCAGAAAATTTTCTACACCCACGCACCATCAGGATCTGCTCTCGGCTGCACGGATACTCGTGCTCGGGATGCTCAAGGACGACGACCTCAACAAGGTGTTGGCGGACATCGTCATGGACCATCTCGCCGGGAACTCCTGGCGAGTCATCGACTGCTCGTGAGGAGACGCAACATGCAGGACGTGGACACGCAGCCGATCGGAGATGTCGGCGCGTTCATCAACAGGCGAGAGCAGGTGTACGGCGAGGCCGTCAACTGCTGGTCGCGGATCGCTGAGGTGTGGTCGGGCATCCTCGGTGTGCACGTGAACCCGGCTGACGCGGTGCTGTGCATGATGGGCATGAAGCTGGTGCGCACACAGATCGCGCCCGACTACTCGGACAACAACGAGGACATCGAGGGCTACCGCGACATCTTCCTCAAGATCATCGGGGACGACATGATCTTCGCGCGCAGCGTAACCGACTACATCGAGCAGAAGTGGCCGAGCACTGGTACCGCAAACGCCGGCTGAGGAAGGACGGGTCGCAGGCTCGAGAGAACCTGTGGCACACCTTCCTCATGTCGACGTACAGCGACGCGGCTGTCGCATGGTGGACCACGTGCGAGGAAGTGACCTCGCTCTACGACGGTGACGTCGAGAAACACAAGGAGCAGTGGCCCATGCCGCAGCTCAAGGACTTCATGATCCGATTGGGAAGGGAGTGGCGGCATGGCCGACCAGACAACTGGGCCGATGTGGCTCAAGGCAGCGCTTGACCAGCGACTCGCTGGTCTCGAAGAGCGGATGCCGCCCGGTGTTGCTGCGATCCTGGGGTTCGACATCGTGACGCTCACGCTGACCGAGCCCGCCGAGGACGCAACACCGGAGGAGATCAAGAAGTGGGACGAGACCTGTGACCACTGCGGCAAGTACGTACCCGGCGAGCTGTACTCAGGTCGCGGTACGTGGGAGCGGGCAGGCACACCGGTGATCATCTTCTTCGGGTGCTGCGCTGACTGCAAGGTGCTGCCGTGAGTCTCGCAACGCACGACCTCGAGAACTTCGAGACCGCAGTGTTCAAGGTGCCCGGTCGCACCGACGGTGCGAAGGGTTTCACCTCGCTACGCCTCGACCTGGACAGGATCACCGAGATGATCGCGGTGACCCTCGAGCCACAGGACGAGTGGCTCGGTGAGATCAGCCACGAGCAGTGGGCCAGGTGGTCCGACGCCGACCGGAAGGAAGTGCTGTCGGACATGTTGACCTGGACCCCGTGTGAACGGGGTGACCGCAAGGTCCCGAATGACCAGGGTGCGCTTGCTGCCCTGGTCAACTTCGCCAGGCTGGCGGCCTCCGCATGAAGCCCACGGACATCCTGTCCTTGGGGCAGCAGGCGGGGCTGACCTGGTTCGACTACCAGGAGAAGGCGCTGCGTGCGGCAGAGGCCCAGCCAGGGCCCGCACAGAGGCGCCTGCTGTACTACAAGACGGGCGCCGGCAAGAGCGTCACGTCGCTCGGCCAGCTGCGGCTGTGGGGCCACAACAGGGCGGTGGTGATCACACCTCCGTCCACCTACAGCCAGTGGCAAGAGTGGGGCGACAAGCTCGGGGTGCAGGTCGACTGCATCAGCCACGCCAAGTTCCGGCAGAAAGGCTACAAGCTGAGCCGGGACGTGGCCGTGATCGCAGACGAGTTCCACCTGTTCGGCGGTAACACCGGTCAAGGGTGGAAGAAGCTCGACCGTCTGGCAGCAGGGCTACAAGCCCCGCTGATCCTGGTCTCGGCGACGCCGAACTACAACGACGTCGAGAGGTGCTACTGCATCGAGCACGTGATGCACCCGGACCAGGTGCGGGGTGGGTTCCTCGCCTACCTGTACCAGCGGTGCGTCACCATGCCGGACCCGTTCTCCGAGACACCGAAGGTGACGGGGTTCATCCACTTCAAGGACGCGGCGGACTACCTGTCGTCGCTGCCCAACGTGGACTACCTCGAGGACGACCTGGTCTACACGATTCAGGACGAGGAGATCCCGGCGCACGTGCCGCCAGCGATGGCGGACTACGGGCTCAACATGCGCAAGAAGCGGATCATCGCTTCGGCGATCGAACGGAAGCACGCAGTCGTGGACCACACGCTGCTCACGAACCCGTCGACTCCTGAGGTGTACGTCAGGGCGTGGCTTGAGTACGAGCTCGACAATGCTCAAGGATCTGGACCGGTGTTGATCTTCGCCAACCACTCCACCGTCGCACGTGCGACGGAGGCTTGGCTGGCAACACGGGGTCGTCGCGTCACCATCGTGGACGGCTCCGTCTCCACCAAGATGAAGCAGGGGCGCATCGACGCTTTCAAGGTGGGACTGATTGACGTGTTGGTCGGGACAGCCAGTCTCGCCACCGGCACGGATGGACTGGACAAGGTGTGCGACACGCTCCTCATCCTCGACGATACCGACGACGACAGCCTGCGGCGTCAGCTCATAGGTCGGATCATGCCGAGGGGATCAAGCACCAACGCCAGTAAGAAGGTCGTGAAGCGGCTGGTCATCTCGTGACCGGGGGGAGCTCGGGCGCAAGTGCTCGGGCCACGAGAGGAGCCGCCCTATGACGACCACCGCCCAGCGTATCGAGAAACTTCTCGATCAGTTGGAGTCTCCAACCCTCACGGAGAAGGAGATCTCCAAGATCGAGAAGAAGATCAAAGTCCTGCGCGAGCGGGGCGTACACGCTGAGTGACAACGTCCGGCCGGTGTCTCCTGGAATGGGACACCGGCCGGACCCTCCACCTAGAAGGGGCCGACATGCCACTGGAACTGAAGAACAAGCAGGCGCTGGCAAAGGACGCTCACAACCTCGCCGGCGGATCTCAGATGGTTCGCTACAACAGCGTCACCTACATCCCGGCGGACTACGAGACCCTTGAGATCGACGTAGTGCCGGATCCGCTTCGTACCATCTGGCTGCCACTGTCGCGGCGCCAGCTCGGTGCGATGGCGGCCAACCAGTTCAACACCATCTTCGCGGCAGACGCAGAGCTCAAGTCCTTCGAGTACATGGTGGCTCAGTCCGCCATCCAGGTCGACGAGGCCACACCCTCGCTGCTCGTTCGCACCCCGTCGGGGTTGCTCGAGCTGAACGACGAGGGCCAGCTGGTCGACGTGACCGGAGAGTTCCGGGCCAACGCCCTGCAACCCATGCTGAACGAGGACCAGGTGGCGAAGGACAAGGTCTTCGCTGTCATCTCCACGTGGCTCGACTCCGATGAGGAGGCAGAGTCGCTGCTCTGTCACCTGGCCACAAGCCTGGCGCCGGGATGGTCCGCGGTGAAGTACGTGCTGCTTCTCGGTGAGGGGCGCAACGGCAAGGGCGTGCTGCTCAAGATGCTGATGTCGTTGTTCGGCCACGCCAACGTGTCACACGTGACACGGCAGGACATCTCGGAGAAGTCTCCGACGTGCGTCGAGCTGAACAACAAGCTGCTCAACCTCGTGTTCGACGGGCAGCACACGTACCTCAAAGACTCCGGCTTGGAGAAGACCCTCATCGCCGGGGAGCCAGCGGCCTTCCGGCTGCTGTACGAGAGCACACCGACGATCGTGCAGACCAACGCGCTGTTCGTCGAGTCGCTCAACCGGGAGCCGAAGTCGAACGACAAGTCGACGGCTCTGCAGAAGCGGTTGGTCCGGTTCCAGTTCCCGCACGTGTACGCGCTGGACCGGAAGTTCGAGAAGTCCATGCTGGACCAGGAGTCGCTCGGTGCGTTCCTGTCGCTGCTCATCGACCGCTACGTGGTCGAGGACCGGATCGCTGAGATGCTTGCTCCCACCGCTAAGGCGCTGGAGCTCCAGCTCGAGGCGATGCACGTCAACAGCATCGGTCTGCAGTTCCTCAAGTACGTCGAGGAGAAGGACACCTTCGGTGCTGGTGGCCTGGTCGGCAAGACCATGCCGGAGCTGGTGCAGGCGTTCCAGTCGTGGCGCCTCAAGGAGAACGACATCGGGCAGTGGGCAGAGCCGGACGTTCAGGCGCTGTTCCAACCGCTGCTCAACACCGAGCGCAAGTCCATCAGGGACTCGGGCAAGGTGCGTAAGGAGCGGATCGTCACGTCCCTCAAGGACGAGGCGGCCGCGTTCATCAAGTCCCTGGAAGGAGACGATCAAGATGACGAGATCCTCGCTGCCGTGGTGGAGGACTGACACGTACGTCGACGAGACGCCGGTCCCCGGCTTCGGTGCGTACGACCTGGTGGGACCTAAGGGCATGGCCCTGGTGCGAGCGTTCGACGACGGGCGCACGGACAAGGGTTGGGGTCTCAACCCACCACCGGGTAGCGACGAGGGCTTCATGCCCCGCTACATGCGCGGCGAGTTCAACGAGCGTCGCGTGCTGTTCCAGTACAACAAGGGCAGGTCGAACTTCGCCATCGTGATGCGCAGCCTCAAGCTGGTGTGTCTCGACATCGACGGGAAGAACGGCGGGCTCGAACACGCGCTTCGGCTCGGCGCTCTGCCCAAGACGCTGGCCGAGACCAGCAAGTCGGGCGACGGGTACCACCTGTTCTACATCAACGAGGAGCCGTGGGACCTGGTCAAGGGCTTCGGTTCGCTCGGAGACCGGATCGGTCTCGAGCAGGGTGTGGACTTCCGGGCGACCGGATGTGTCTACCACCACCCTCAGCAGAGGTGGAACGATCGCAAGCCGGTCGCGCTGCCCGAGCACCTGCGTGACCTGCTGTCCCAGCGCGAGCAGAAGCTCGCCGCTACCAACGCCCACATCACATCGACGCTCGCGTCGGGTGACGAGATGGAGGTTCTCATGCTTCACGATCAGATCATCAGCAAGCTCAAGCGGCCGATCCCGCAGGGCAAGCGGAACCAGACGCTCTTCGCCATCGGCTCGGAGATGCAGGCCGCCGGCGTTGCGAACTGGGGCCTGCTCCTCACGGAGCGCGCGGAGCAGCTGGGCCTCGAGGACGACGAGGCCACCAAGCTGGTGAACAACGTCCAGCGGTACGCGCAGGCCACGCCGTGAAGGCGCCGGAGGAGCAGCACTGCGGGAGGTTGACCGACCACCTCCCGCACGGGCACGCCGCTCACAAGCGGGAGGTGGTCGAGATCTGTGCCTGCTTCGAGGAGCGGTGCGTGTGCACACCGGACGACACGGTGAAGATCCGCCGGCGTCAGGTGTTTCACTGCACGGGCAAGCTCGTCACCTCGGTGACGCCTGACCTGCCGACGGAGGTGAACCTGTGAGCCGCATGGTCAAGGCCACGTTCTTCGCCGTGGTCAAGCCCAAGTTCGGTCGTCGCTATGACCCGGCGCTCGGGCACGTCGACTGTGTCGACAGTGTCCGGGTGATCGGGGTGTTCCAGAAACGGCCGGCCAAGCCGGACGGGGTGGCGGTGAAGCTGACGCTCGAGTTCACCGAGCAAGCATTCATGCCGCTGCAGCCAGCGGCCACCATCTCCATCCCCGACAGCATGGTTCAGATGGCTCAGGTCGTCGAGGTCGAGGCTCTCGATGAGAACGACCAGGCGGTGGCCGAGCACCTGGCACTGGCGTTGAGGTTGCGTGGGGCCGATGCCTAAGAACCCGTTCTATCGGGCGGATCGTCACGCGCGCAAGAAGCCCAAGCGTCGCCGTTGTCCCAGGTGCAGCAAGGGCTGGGCAGCGCAGGGGTTCCCGGTGTGTCACCAGTGCAAGGCTGAGATCGCTGCGATGGTCGAGGCGGAGCGGTTGAAGTAGGAGGGGGCCTTCGTCGAGTCGACGGAGGCTCTCTCTTTTTTGTGATAATTTTTTGCTCATGAGCGTCCATGAGGAGAAGTCTCTGCTGACAGAGGTAGAGGCTGTATTGAAGAAGAGGTTCGATAAGGATGCTCCGAGTACGCGAGTGCCTTCGACGGCACTCGCGTCCGCCGGGTCGAGTCGTCTCGACCAGCTGGTCCTTCCTGTTTCAGAGAGAGCAAAGATGCCTCTGACGAAGGACAAGTACCTGGTCAAGGAGAACCCGCACCAGGTGCAGTGGGAGCGCGAGGTACGTCTGTTCCTTCGGCAGCTCTCCCCGCAGCACGGACACCGGGTGGCCGCGGTGATGATCTACGAGTGGGCCACCGGGATCAACGTCGCCGACCTCTACAAGGAGGGCGGGACGTGCGGGTCTGACCTGCGGAAGATCAACCAGATCCTGCGGTTCTACTTCGGCAAGCCGTACATGACCTACATCGCTGGACGGAAGGTGACCAACGCCTTCAAGGTGCGGCCTGGCTACTACATCCGGCGGCACCGGCCGATGACGCTGACGCTGTGGTCGGAGTACCAGGCAGGGACGCTGTACCCATGACCCACCGTCCCATCCGTACGCTGTCGGACGGGACCCGGGTCTACGCCGCCGGCCAGCGCTACACGCCCAGGTCACCAGAGGAGCGCGTGTACGCCGTGCGGAAGCCTGACGACCCGAGGGCCGTCCGGTGGCGGGGCGACTGGCTGCTCCCCCTCGAGGTCATTCCACTTGAACGGCGTGTGCTGCCCCAGACACGCCCAGATGACCAGACTCTCGAGCATCGCGCCTCCTGCGTGTGCGAGGTGTGCCGACGCCCCGAAGCCAGGAAGTACTGGCGCATGGCGCGCAAGAAGGTACGGTAATGCCATGATCGCTCTCTTGTTCGGGATCCTGCTCATCATCGCTGGCATCCTCGCACTGATCGGTGGAGTGCTCACCCTCAAGATCATCGTGGGTGTGAGCCTCATCCTTCTCGGCGCGTGGATTCTCTTCGGCGCGCGAGACGTGCTCGTCAGATCCTGATTACTTCTTCCTGAATGACCTGGTCGTCCTTCCGCGCCCCACCTTCGAGGCGCTGGAAGAGCTGGGCGATGGACTCGAGGTCCTTGCCCATGATGGCCTGCAAGATCAGCGTGGCCGCAGTGTGGTCCAGGATGTCAGGGCTTCGCTGCCAGATCGTCTGGACCGTGCCGAAGCGCTGATTCCACAGCCACAGCAGTCGCGTGTCGAGGCTTGCCCGGTGAGACTCGGGGATCTTGGTGCGGTACTTACTGACTAGCACCAGGCTCGTGGTGGACATAGGGCCAAGCCTCCGATCACGATGTTGAGAAAGACGTAGACGGCAAAGGCCAGAGCAGCCAGGACCGGGATACGGAAGAAGACCCAGAGGACTAGCTCCCCGAAGAAGGACCTCATGCGTCGTCCCACTTCTTGAGCACCGGGCCCTGCACGAAGACGATCACGTCGTCGCTCAGGTTGGCTACCATCTCGGCGATGCCGAGGATCTTGTCGAGGTCCTCGCCGGGTAGGCCGAGGTCGACGACGTCCTCAGTCAGCAGGCTGAACGCTTTCGCTTGCGACACCAATCTCACCACCTGTCAGGTCACGGAACTCGATCGACGACCCGTCCTTGAGCGCAGGGCTGGTGCCCGTGCGGCGCTTGCCGTCGAGTCGCTCGAGGATCATCTTCCTCGCCTTGTTCGCCCGCGACATGGATCCGCGGACGCTGGCGTCGGGCCTGTTGGCGATGTCGAAGAGGGAGCGCGCGACCAGCTCGTGCACGGCCATGTTGACGACGTCGTCGGTCAGCGGCTCCGGGTAGTTGGCGACGTTCTGCAACGCCTGTCTCACAGTGGTGCTCATCGACGCCACACCCCTTCGTAGTCCTGCTCGTAGTCAACACCCTTCTCTGCGGCGATGCCGCCGGGTTGCTCGAAGAAGTGGCCACCGAAGTACTCGAGCTCCTTCGTGGCCTGCACCATGTAGCGCAGGGCGTCCATCATGTTGCTGTGCTTGTCGTGCAACGGCTTGTCGGTCCACTGCTGGAGCTTGGTGTTGAACTCGTACTTGTAGTTCTCCATGCACTCCAGGAGCCACTGGCAGTTGCCCGGGTCCCTCGTCGGGATGATCAGACCTGCGTCGGTCAGGGTCTCCCCGGCCATGTTGCCGTGGATGATCATGTTGTAGATCGACATGCGCGTCTGCTGGATGTCGGTGATCAGGTCGTAGTCGCCCTGGCGTGAGCCGGGGATCTTGTAGACCTTGTTGGACTTGGCCAGCACGGAGACGTTGGGGAACCGCTGGCGCATCATGTCGGCCGGCGTGGTGTTCACGGCCTTCTCGTGGTGCTCGCCGTCCCAGGGCAGGATGATCTGCGCGATGCGGTTGAAGTAGTGCTTCGTCTGCAGCTCATCGACATACTCGGGCAGGGCCTTACCGTGGCCCTCGCCGCAGTCGTAGACGAAGTGCTTCCCGTTGATCCACTGGAACGCGATCCACGCCGTGGCGTCGCTGTGCATACCGGAGGAGCCGATGTCGAAGACCACGTACACCGGGTGTGCAGGGCTGAGGTTGAAGATGTTGACGCGCTTCTCGGCGACCATCTTCATGTACGCCTCGCCGTAGACGGCGGCCGCGTCGATCTCCTCGAAGGAGCAGTGGTACTCCTGGTGGAACATGCGGTCGTTGCCGAACCTGCGGAGGTAGTCGTTCTGGATCTCCTCGAGGTCCTGCTGCCGCAGCACCGGGGGCAGACCCTCCCGGCGCATCATCTCGTTCAGGTCGTCGATCGTGCGGACGATGACCTTGCCGTTGGGGTTGCCCTTGATGGACTCCATCAGCATCCACAGCGGGTTCTTCCGCCGGCCACGTGGGGTGCTGACCACCATCAGCCGCTTCTTCTCCTGCGGGTTCTGCAGGATGGGCCAGATGCGGGGCACCGGGTCCTCACGGAAGAAGAGCGCCAGCTCGGTGATGGTGTAGTCCTGGGCGGAGGTGCCGACGCCGGACACGTCCTTGCCGGACTGGAAGTAGCCGATCAGCTTGAGACGGCTCTTGTTCTTGAACCGGCCCTCCATGAAGGTGTTGCGCCACTCGACCTCGCTGGCCGGCACGTTGTCCTGCATCCCCTGCACGTACTCACCGCACTCGGTGCAGAGGTAGGTCTTGTCCCAGAGGATGTCGCGGATGACGTTGTTGTTCAGGCTGATGTAGTAGCCCGACGTCTTCGGGGTCTTGAGCCGTGCTTCGTTCTGCTCCATGCTCGCGGCCACGTCCTTGCCCGACTGCCTGGGCAGGATGCCGAGGCCGTACCGGTAGGTCCGCCACATGGTGTGGAGTTCCTGCTGGTACGGCCTCGGACGGTAGTGAACAGGGAACGTGGCCACTGAGTCAGTCGCTGTGCTCTTCGTCAGCAGCGATCTCGTCGTTGACCTCCGCCTTGTCGGCGTCGCGGAGCGGGTGCAGGGCGTCGAGCCCGAGCGCCTGGTCCGTGAGCTTGTCGTGCTCGGCGTCACCCGAGGGCTCGAGCTTCGGGTTCTCGGTGCGAGCGAGTCGCTCCTCGACAGCCTCGTCGAATGTTCCACTCATCAGCGGTACTTCCTTCCTGTGACTGCGGCGATCTTGTCGACCACCGTTGCCTTGTAGTATCGCCCACCCTTGGCGTTGGCAGCGGCTGTCTTCGCCGCATCCTTGTCGATCCGCCTGCGGGTGGTGACGATGGACTTCTTGGCCTTGCCCATGTCAGGGCCGGTAGGTCAGGTCGCCGCGAGCAGTGGCGACCTTCCTCTGGTACGTCAGGATCTGTGCTCGCAGCGCGTTGTCCTTGAGCGCCTTCTCGTACGAGAAGTCCGGCACGTCCGGGTGGTACGTGTTCGGATCCTTGGCGTGGCCGGCCAGCCCGTTGAGTCCCTTGTCGTAGTCCTCCACCTGATCGGCCGCCATCGGGTCGAGGTTGCCGTGTCGGCACACCACGAAGTGGATGTGGTCCGGCCAGGTGCCTGGGATCGCGGGACGGAACCATGCCGCGCAACCGAGGTCACGCAGCGCCTTGACCTTCTTCTCGTGGTCGAAGGGCTGCAGGTCACCGACGCCACCCCCGTTGTGGGTGGTGCCGGACACGGCGCTGGTGACGCTGTGTCCCTTGATCACGTCGACCACGTAGCCCAGCCGGCGCTCTGCGATCTTGAGCAGCTCGACGGTCT